AGCGTATTTCTTCTGTTGAGGCGGACATATCTTTGGAACGTCCTGTAGCCCAAAATAAAAGACATGTGCCCTGGAATCCAGAAGAAATTTCGCTTGTTGCTGCAAAACCTACGTTGCGTTGAAATTCTTTTTTCTGCTTTTTGCTATTTGGCACATTATCTAAAAAGGAATCATCTCTGATGAGGGATAAAGGAACAGTTCCCCTAGTTTTGAATGTTTCATTATTCAAACCGAATTCAAAAGCACGTACAGAACTATTTTGATTAGTCCATAACCAAAGATTTCTTGCTTCTACTGAATCTATGCAATTTTCATAACAAGTTATTCTATAAGAGCCAAATTGAGTATCCACCCGCAAATTAAGGTCATGCAAACCACCCATGCTATAGGCCGCTTGTGTTGTCGGACTATTACTATGAGGCAAATCGTCTCCAAGGCTCCATGTATAATTAGTTATGGCATCCATTGGTTTTTTAGTGATAGGGTCAAGCAGTTCTCCAGCATATGATACATCGGCGTTGTAGCTATTTTCGCCTATCGGTATTTCAAGATCGATCAACTGACCAACAGGCGTTCTTAGTACAGGAGGCGTTTCATAAGGACCATTTTCTGGGATTCCTGGTGTGAGTATTTGATTTATTTGCGGATGAAAAAAGATCGTTGCTTCTTCTGGGGCTTCAATTTTAACTTTTACCAATTGATGAAGTGTTACACTATCTTCCCCATAAGCATTTGTGACTGTTAAGCTTACATCATATGATCCTGGATTGCTGTATAAATGCTCAATGTTTTTCTGACTTGTATATTCAGTATTGCCGTCACCAAAATTCCAATAATAAGTAACATCACCAACAGGTCCGTTAACACCACTGCTCATACTTGTAAAGATTACGTTAAGTGGAGCTAGTCCAACTGTTTTGTTAGCTTGAAACCAAGCTTTAGGCGTGTGTATCATATTAACTAAGAAGTTCACTCGCCCCATAAGAGTAGGACCAAATGGCGACTTGTCAATCGTTTTTCTAAGCCCAAGAAATTTTTGTATTGCCACAATAGCATCTTTAATACTATTGTGGTGTTCTGCTCTTAATTGCATTGTGACTGAAGTTAGTTTTTTCGGCTTAAACACATCCTTGCTATCAGCCAAAATCTCTAGTCCCCAAAAAGCGTCTTGAGTTTTCCTATTGTAATAAAACGACACAGCCCTTTCATTCGGGTCGCTAACTTGGTCCACAAGCGTTATGATTCCGGTTTGAGGAAACATGCTTGTGTCTCCTTCAACCAATATAGCTGGATCACCTGGAACGTAGTCTCTTTGCAGAGTCACACTAAGCGAATCTCGTGCGGTATACAAATTTTGTTCTGTGTCAAAATTAATTGGATAATTACTTCCAGTTGGCATCATTAGAACACCGTTATTCCTTCCACAATATTAGCTCTGCTCATTTGTCCGTCTGCATACCTGACCATTAATGTAGGTGAGTATTCTCCAGGTTGTTCATATAAATGTTTGATGGTGTGTAAATTTGGGTTTGTTACTGTTGTTTCTTTTCCATCTCCAAAAAACCAATGTCTTTCAATGATGTTACCATCTGTTTGATCCACAATAGTAAATTCTGAACCAACTTTGCCCATTAAAGGTCTAGCATAAAAAAATGGACTTCTTAATTCATTACTGACGGATATGTAATTAGTTTTTTCTGAAAATCCTTGTGCTTTAAGCACTGATACCATATTGAGTTTTATTGTGTAATTGCCCTCATTTAAGTAGGTGTGAACAGGATGTTTATCGCTAGATGTGGTTCCGTCGCCAAAATCCCACAAATAATGTAGGCCATGACCGCCAGAGAAGTTCTGAAATTTTACTGTTAATGGTGGCGTGCCAATCGTTGGATAAGCTTTGAATATCGCTTTTGGAGCTAGCCAACGTTGTTCTAATGTTTTTATAATTCCGTGGATTGATTGTTGTTCTGGATTGTTTTCAAGTCCAAGTTTATGTTGTATTTTGATGATCGCATCTTTAAGAGCATTATGGTGTTCTGCCATCACAGGGCATTTTACAACCGATCCAACCTCCCATATGCCTATCGTGTTTTTACCATATCCTCTTTGAAGCAGGTGAAATTGATTGCCAATTTTTTTTCCGTAATACAATATTTCCGGCGAAGCATTTCCAGAAATTGAACTAATGTGCAACAAGCCAGAATCTGGGAATTGATCGGCGTTATCTACTATAATGTACTTGCTTGTTACGGTTAATTGATGGCTTAACCTTGTTTCAAGGTTATTACTGGCTTGAAACAAGGTTAAATGAGAATCAATTCCTTTCGGAAATGCTGACAAGTCTCCGTGCCGATAGTTTTTGTCAAGACTTGTCACCCTGCGATTCGTCATTATTCTCCTTTATGCTTGTTAGGTATTGATCCTTCAATTGTTTCATTTGCCCTTGAATATGCTGGAGCGTGTTTTGCATCTGAAGACGGATAGGAGCATTATCATGTAGGGCCAATGCTGTTTGCACTAACTCAATATCTAGTGGTTGTTGCAGTAACATTTTCAAATTGATTTGCTGAGCAATTCGTTCATTCCAATATTCTTTTTGTGCGTCGATATCATCGTAATCTTTCAAAGGTTCAATTTTATTAATTGCTTCAAACATTTGTACAAAAAATCGAGCCTCATCCCAGGCAAACTTTAAGTTTTCTTCAAGTTGTTTTAATGAAGCATACAGACTCTGTTTTTTGCGTTCATGTTGCTTACATTTAATGATTTTTTCACGTTCTTTTAGCGTTTCTGGCAATTGATTGGCATCAAAAAAATGAGGATCAAGCCTATGCAGTTCTTTAGCGTGGTCAATTTCGCAAAGTTCCAGTTGATCTTTTGTTTCTTCTATGCTTAAAGTAATAGCATCAATGGTATTTTTACGGCTTTGTAATTCACGAAGGCATTGCCACATTTGGGCCTGAGTCGTAACTTCTTTGCCAATAACGAAATATTTCAATTGAAAAAAGCTATGACGATTTTCTGGCACTTTTTCCAAGGCTTTTTTGATTCTGTGATGTAACTCAAGATCGCTTGACATTTTTTCTCCTTTGTTTTAACCTTTCTAATATAGTTTTTTGGGAGTGAAATTATGAGTAACGTGCTTGCTGGGAAAAGAGCCTATTTGGGGGGTCCAATAGAAAACGATCCGTCTGCAACAAATTGGCGTATTGAACCAAAGAAAGTTCTTGTTAATGAATTCAAAATTGACCTTTTTGACCCATTTGAAGACCCAAAGCAAGTTTGGGCACAGCCGCTAAAAGCAGCACGAGACCAACACGATTATGACGAAATGGCACGTATCGCCAAGATGTTCGTGCGTAAAGACTTATCTATGGTTGATCGTGCTGATTTTGTTATTTCTTGCTTGCCGCACAAAGTACCTACCACTGGCACTCATCATGAAATTATTAACAGCAACAATGCCAAAAAACCAACGCTTTTGGTGTGCCCGCAAGGAAAAAATCTAGTACCAGCATGGTATTATGGGTTTATTCCACATGATGTAATGTTTGGTAGCTGGGAAGAACTGTATCAATATTTGCGTGAAGTTAATGCTGGAAAGCATAAAGAAAATAATCGCTGGCACTTTATTTATGGGATGGTTTAATATGAAGGATGATTTTGTACAGGATGCAGAAGAAAAGGAAACTCTGTTGCCTTTTAAGTTACTTGCCGTAGTGCAAGAAGCAGATGTCCCTAATAAAAATAACCGTATTTATCCTAAATTGGTACTAGATCAGCAAGTAGAGCGGTTGCAAGAACCAGTTCGTAATCGTTCTTTATTTGGCGAATTAGGGATTCCCACCGAATCTGTAGTTCATTTGGACAAGGCATCCCATCTTGTTACTGATTTATATATGAGCGATAACAAGTTAATGGCCGAAATCGAGGTTTTAGACTCTCCACTTGGAGCACAATTGCGTTCCCTGCTCTCAGCAGGAGTTTCAATAGGTTTTCGTATGTCTGGACTTGGAGAAGGCAAGCTAGATCAGTATGGCAATTTTGTTCTTGATAGTTATAATTTGGTACAAATTTTTGCTTGTAGTGATCCTGCCTAACATACTTTGGCACCGAGTACGGCTTTGAACTTGTAACCTTTTTCAATAGCATCCATCGCCCACATAAGCTTACAAATCTCCAGAGGATTATCGTTAGAGAAACTGCCAATTTCTTTGAACGCTTTTTTGTGCATTAATATGCCGTTGATGCTTCCATCAACAAAATTAGTTTGTTTGTTGACAATTGGAAACAAGATATCTTTCTCACTTTCAATAAAGTAAGAAAATTTCCTATCTAACAAACTTCTGATCCAGGAACCAGCAATAACTATAAAGTTCCATTTGTTACACGGAGCTTTCTCCATCCCAGCATTGATAAGAGAAGTTATCGTGTCCCCACCTTTAATTGCTTTGCCTAATTTGTTGATTTCTTTCAAATCATCAGCGTGGCATTCATTTGGTACAACACAAATAAATTGGTCTGTTTGATAATTGTGCTTGACTGAGTTGGTGGTTGTTTTAATTTGCCCTGTGTTAGAATTAGGACAAATTATAACAAATCCATATTCAATTGTTTTGCTTGCATATAGTTTTTGCATCATACGAATGAAAGTCTCCAGTTCCATGTAATTTGCATTTGATCTGTTTTCCCAAGGCTTGGGAATGTAGCCATGCTAAAGATGTCCTCATTGTTTAGTTGAAGGGCCATTTCACTTAAATAATAACCGTTAGCTTCTTCAAAAGCGATTACGGTCGTAAATATAGCTTGTGTTTTTGTTGTTGGGTCAATTTGTGCGACCACAAATTTTTTCGCTCTAGTAACGCCGAACAAAGAATTACGATCAGTTGTGACTGTTCTTTTTTTCTCTTGTTGGTCGATACCCCCATCACCAAATAACATGTTTTGAACAAAAATCGTGTTATCATACTGCCCTGCTAAAACCTTCGCAAGCATCTCTCGCCCTTTTTCAAGGATGGTGTTAGGGAAATGCAGAATTTCTACAGGTTTATTTTTGTATTCTATAATGGCAGTTATAGCACCAAAAGATTTAGTTACATCAACAATTTCTTTCATAATTTTGCCTTTTCCTTAGTGCCATCCCGCCATTGAATTTCATAATCAATTGACTCTGAATGACTTACCTCCGTAATTTGTTTAGGGACACCAGTTTGCACCAAGCAACTGATTTCTTCTTTGGGCAACAACACGAATTCGTTTACGGCTCCAGCAATGTTAATAGAATGTAACCGAGCGTGAAATGGAACATAATCTTTGATGATCTCTTGGGCTTCTTTTATTCTTTGGTCCGATAGGTTTTCTATTTCCAAATCCACATTGAATTGACTGCTTTGACAAGCAGAGCAGTTATCAACGAAAGTAGCATCAAGGTCACAAGGGATAAATGAATTACGTAGACTTCCATCATATGTGTCCATGTTGTAAACTTGTTCGCCATATAAGAACTTTGTGCGAACTTTTCCATAAGCTTGCAGTTCCGCAAATGGATATCTTGTTGGCACAACTACATCAAATAATGCATCATCATCTTCGATTAGTCTAATGTCCCAATTTTTAGTTGGCGTATCATCGGGTCTGTCATCGGCCAAAGGCAAAGAGTTAATGTAATCTTCCAAGCTTTTTTTATCTTCTGGTATTTTTTGTGTCGTATAAGAAACCAAAATTACGTCGTTTGGGAATAAATTTATGGCTTCTTCCAGGTTAAATCCATTCCAGACAACACTTGGTGTATCTAATTCAACGTCTGGAACAATCAAAACGCATTCTTCGGGAAGGTTAATAAAGTCTCCATTACTACTTTTGAGTTTTACTGTATTTACTGAAAATGGTGGTTTCGATAACTTGCCAATAGTCGGAGACAATCGTCCTTCTGGTGGAATTACAAATGTATCTGTTTTAGTATAAAACGGCATTACTTGCCAAAGTTTGGTCAGTTTGACAAGTTTAATTCCAGCTTGATTTAGTGCTTCTTGTAAACCTCGCAATGTCCCTTTACGTTTGAATAGATGGACAGCACGTTTAATTTGAGCACGCCATCTGTCAGGGTCGGTTGAACGTAATTTAAGACCAAACAAATTTGCCAACAAAGGTAAAACAGATTGGTGTGCAAGATTAGCCTCTAACATAGTTCCTAATTGATTGGCTAAGTCTTCCAACATTGTGAAACCTTCGGCAATACTAGCGTTCAGTTTTTCAATCACTTCTGGCGTATAGTCTGAGTCTTTGACTTTGGTTTTATACATGCTTGGTGTGTATAAATCAAAAAGCATTTTGTACTTATCTGGAGGAGTATATGCCGTATGGTCAGAAGTCATTATCTGGTTATCTACACAAATATTGAAAGTCTTGTGATTGTTAAAAATATTGCCGTTTATTCCCCACTGCCAGAATATTACGTAGCTGCCAGCTTTTCTTCCAACCGCTATCCATGTAAAAGAAAATTTGCCATTAACTAATTGGCCGTTTTCATCTGTAATTTGTTTTACCTCTGTGGTAATTCCATTTTTCCAAGCTGGAATATCTCTATTGCCAATAACTAAAAGTGGGTCTGCTTCATTCCAATTATGTCCTGGTTTTGCCTCAATATAGTAAATCACAATGCGGTCTATACTGTCAGGATTGACCGCTAGACCGTTTTCGGTGGTTTCTATTTCAAACCAAATTGAGTCACTAGATTTAGGTGCTTCGTCAAATTTTACAACTTCACTCATTGTTTACCTGTATACAAAGTTAATAGCTATATTATCTGGCCTGATAATTTCGTTAAATGCAACTGAAATAAGATTAACATTACCTTGTCCTTGTTCAATACTCTTTTCTGTAACAAATGATACGCCTAAATGTTCTATCTCTTTTATATCGGCCACAGCTTTAATTATGTCCGCTTCTTTTAATGATTGACCAAAATCAAAGTTTCGTGTTGACAGCAGATTACTTAATCGCCTAAAAACTTTTTCTCTAATTATTGATTCGTGCTGCTTATTTGTTTTGCTTATCACGACTTCCAAAAAAATGTCAGTCAGAACTATGTCGCCATCACGCAAACACACATAGTCACTAAACATTTTCTTTTTGATAAGTTCTACAGACAAATCTTTTTTAAGGTTATCATTTGCTTTTATAAGTCTGATTGGGCCATCTTGTGCCAACAAATAAATATCAACAATGTTTCCGGCACATCCTTGATTCCTTAAAGCAACTGCTGCTTTGCCAACTACCCCATTAGTAGGACTTGCAAAGCCTTCACAAATTGATTTATAGTCTTCGCCTGTAACCGCACGATCTTGAGTTTTCATGTAAATAGGCAATTTGAATCTGATATCATCTATGGTGTCTCCATTGTAACCGCCTTCGCCTTTAGTGTAGTTGTTAATAGTACATGAAACCATGTGGCTTAATCCAACGACATGGATGGTTATGGTTTTATTGATGGCTCCTGTAACCACGTTGCCACTATCTCCCCCGCCTGTTCTATAAGAGACGTTTATATTGGCACCCTTGGCTGGCACTAAACCAGTCTTATTGTCGCCAAATATTACAACTGCCTGATATTGATTGATGTATTCAACTCGAAATTCTGGCATTGGCTGCCAAGCAGTGAAAAAGTCTACTTTTTGCCATTGAACATCGTCTACGGATACACTTACTGATCCCCAAAGTACGTTTGGTACAGAAATTGGCACTTGTTGCCATGCGTGTCCTGTCCCTTGGAATGATTTGTAACTTGTTTTACCTTCTACACCAATAACATTAGTGATAAAAGATTGTCCTGCTGGTATTATAATTGGCTTACCATACATTGGATTGTTTCGCTCATCAGCTTGGAATAATTCCATGAATTTTTCGCCCATACCATTGGCAGCTTGAAAACTGACAAGCAAAGGAGTGTCTATTGTTAAATCTGTTGTTAAAGTTTGATTCAAATTTAGGTTAAACATTGTTCTTGCTGGAGTGGGCGGTGTTGGTTTGAATCCGACCAATTCCGCTAATCTCATGATGTTTGCCGTTTCAGTTACAGTATCAATAAACAATTCATTCGCAATTTGGTCAATTTTGAATGATAACTGATCGGCCAAGAAAGCCCAAAGTTCAATCAACATCATGGCCAAAGAAGACTCTGAAAAATCATTGAAGTCTTTCGAGAATTTTTGTCGGATTATTTCCAGCATTCTTGTTTTAAGCGACCAAAAATCTTGATTGGTATATGTTAAACTGTGAGACAACGAATTTTGTTCGTTTTCTGTAGTTATAGCAAATGGTGTTACTTCATTCATGATGCTCCTATGGCAAAGGCACTTGCACTGATAATGTATGCTCCTGTTGCAAATTAACAGGATCAACAAACCCAACAGTTATGTAAATATCATAGCCAAAAACTTTAACTTCTATCTTCGTTACAGGGAATCTTTTTTCCCATTCTTTCAACGATTTAGCAATCATTTGACGACAGTCTTCTTGCAACAATTCAAGTGGCTTGTTTGGATTCAAAGTGTGAAGTGGTGTCCCAAAATAAGGCTCAAACACTCTTTCTCCAGGTTTTGTCATAATAATAGACAAAAGACTTGCTTTAATCTGTGCAATATCGTCATTGCTGTGAAAAAAGCCTAGTGCTGTTTTTTGTACAGGATAAGATAATCCTTTGTAATTATTCATTATCGCTCGCTATCCCCTCACATGGATCATCAGGTTCTCTTAACGCAGACGCAAATACGTGCTCGCTAGCCTTGATGCCACATTGAGCCATAACGTATTCTGGTATGCCATTATAAGCCACTACCACCGGATAAACGCATGTGCCTTTTGCGTTTGGCACTGCATCTTCTGGAGCATTACCATCCGAAGAAACATTCCCACTACCTTCTGCACAATCTTTTCCAGCAAGCAAAAAGATAAAATCATCAGCCCAAAAACAGTGAGTCTTGGCTTTGTTATAGTAAACATCCTTGACACTAACTATTTTCATATTAGACACAAATTCTAATTTATTTGATGGATTTTCATTAGCATCTCCAACAACATCAACCATGTCGTCGTAGGAATAAACAATGTAATCCCCTCCAGCACGGAGAAAAATCTGTCCTGGTCCTGATGAGCGTTCCTGCATGTGTAACATATGAGGACCACGTTGCAAATTATCTCTTTGTGGAGCCGTTAATTGTATGTATTGTTGGTCTGTTTTTTGTTGATCGTTAGCATCATTCATTAACAATTGAAGACCATAACCGCTACGTAATCTAACAAATGCTTTTTTGGAATAAGCTCCTGGCTTCCCGCAACCATCTCGTTCGGGACTGCATTGTTGGTTGCCATCATCAACCATGTCAAATGAATGGTCTGCGGTGCTTCGGATGTGAACACCACGCATTTCACCGGCTGTGCATGATTGTACTGTGTGGTCATTTAGATTAATCGAATTGCCACATGCAGAACCAATTGTTACACCATTGTTTGGCCCACGTTGTTTGGGATTAACTTCCTGGTCATTAAGCTCAATGAAATGTCCTGTTGCCGATCTCCAGAATGTTCTTCCTCGATAAACGCCAGTGCAACCATCCATATCGAATGGCTCCAATGCACGTTCCCAAGATGGCCTGTCTCTAGGTTGTTCAACTGAGTCATCTCCTACCCATGTGTGTCCTGACCTTGTGAGTAATTGCATGCCAGATTGAGGCAATGCACACCGGCCACCGTAGAATGGGAAACATTCTTGTTTTTGTTTGTGGTATTTGTTTTTGCCTGAATTATCAAAAGAAAAACAAAAGTCTGTTGCCCCACGCAACACTCCCCAACAATCAGCCACTGTAGAAGCCGTGGCCGATATGGTGTTCATTGGGTCAAACCAAGGGCATAAGTGTTCTATGCCCTGGTACTCCCATTCCACAGGCGTTATAGATGTTCCTGGAATGTATGGGCAGTTTTCTTCTCCTTGTTGACAAGGATATGGTAATGGGAATGAATCAGATATGCCTGAAACTACTGTAGATATGTAACTAGGGACACAGATGTCAGGCTGAATGTAAACATGTGAAATGCGACATTTAGGATTAACCCATTCGCCGCATTTATGGTATGGATCATCTTTCATTAGAAAATAATGACCCATGCTTGACATGATTTCAAGACGCTTATTTCTTCGATTACATTTTGGATCGCCGTCATCTGCTCTCCACATGTGTTTTTCTGGAGTTTTCCAACCGTATATGTGGGGATAAGTAGTTTTAGTAGCAGCGTCTGGAATTAAGTCTATGTCTACATTGCTATCAATGTCAAAGCCTTGATAGTTATCCGTGTCAAAAGGCGGTTTGTGTTGAGACTCATCGTTTTTGCCAACCATGTAGCCTTTTCGATGGCCTTGAAATATCTTGCGGTATTCTGGGATATCATATCCCCAATTGTGAGCTTGTTCTGGTCCTGCGTCACGTTGCCATGTGGTTCCAAAATAATATGGAGCATTTACGTTTCCATTTTGAAATAAAATACAAACAGTTGAACCAGGAGGAGGAACCCATGTTAATCCACAGTCATCAAATCCTCCCATCG